GCGTCGCTGACATGGGCGGCAAAGTCATTACCGTCCAAGCTTAGCATGAAGTCATTGATGACTTGTTGAAGTGGTACGTAATTTCTAGCCATTAGAAGGATTGTTCAGATTTTTTCTCGTTCTGTTCTTTTTGAGCGTATGCAGTAACGGAGGCGTCTCTCAGGTTAATACCGATCAGGTCAGCAATCTCGATCACCAGATCCATCATGTAGTGCTCTGGCAACTCGAAGTCCCTGCTTGCGCTAGCGTCGTAGACATTGTTGACGTCTACACCAAACGTAGGCGGGTCGTCTGACCTCACAGGAGTGGCTGCCGTCGTAAAGCTTTGAGGAATCTTGTAGTATCTAATCTTAATCTTCCTGATGCTCTCTGGGAACACCTCAATGTCTCCTGTAACCAAAGCCACAGGGAAAGCCTCTGAAGGCGCATTAAGAGTGCTGCCTAGGATTCTTTCGATCTTCTCTTCATCGTAGCATACCTCTACTGGAACTCTGGTCATCTGGCCAAACAAAGCATCCCCAGCAGTTGAGATAGAGATGATTCGAGATAGGTCGTCTGGGCGATTGAATACTCCATTGGACTTGGTCTCAGTACCTGACTTAGCAAAAATAGCGAGGTCCTCGTGGATCTGCTTGTACTTAGACTTATCTCTACCCTGGCCAAAGCCAGCACGCTCAAGCCTGCTCCCATCTTTGAGTTGATCGAACAGCCTGGTGAAGATTCTGAGCTGAGCCGCCTGTGCAAACCTGTTGAATTCATCAACAGTGATGAACCCTCTTTGGTCTTTATTTACGAGGCTTTTCAGCGTTCCATAAACTACGTTTACACTTACTGGCATAACGCAAATATACAAAAAGAAAAAGCCCCTTCTCAGGGGCCTTCTCTTACTGAAGCTGTTTATCTATCTCTTCTACGATAGGAACTGCTTTCTCTGTTAGGCAGTATCGGACAAACACATTGAGTGGGTCCATGCCTGCTGGAACAGAAATGATCTGCTGTCCAGTGTCAAACCAACGAACAGCATCGTCGTCAAGCTTGATGATCTGATAGTTGACTGCTGAGTTGATCTTAGACTTCATCTTCACTGATGGGTCATCGAATGACTTCATGAAGCCTGCTGGGTTAACCTTCGCCTTCTGAAGCAAGTCGTGTTTAATCTCAGCGAACTCCCTGTCTGTATTCATGCCGTAAGCAGTAGCTACCATAAGAAGCTCTTCTACTGGCTTTGTTCTAAGCATGACGATTGCATCTGCAGCCACGAACTCTTCGTCGAGACTAGCTTGCTTCTTCGCTACATAGTCTACCAAGTGAAACTTGTTGCCTCCATTGGCGCGGTTTCCTGGATGCTTGTCTAGAAACTCGATGAGGTTGGGCTTTGACTTAGGAACCACCATGACTCCCATCTTAAATGTGAGCGGAGTCTTTACGGGGTTTTCTGATTGCTCATCAACGAAGATAGATGTCTCTCCTTCGCAGTATCGTACACCGCGTACTTTGTTTTTCTCTTCGTCGTAGTAGTTGTATGTGGTGTCTCTCATGAGGTACAGAGCTCCGCTAGGGCTGTCCATTCTGTACTCATACATGAGTCTTGAATTCCTCTCTCCACTAGGTGCTTTTCTCTTGGAGTCGTGGGGAATTGTGATAGCCGCTTTCGGCGTGCTGCTCGCTCTCTTACGAGGCGTTGATTTAGTTGCCATTGAATTTGATTTTAATTAAAAAGAAAAAAGAAGTAAAAGAGAGGGAGACCGTTTCTCCCCCTCGATTACCATTTAGATTACTTGAGCAATACGTGCTGGTTTGCAGCGCGAGTTACCAAGTTGCATTCTGAGCGGTAGTGGAACTTAGCCACATCCTCGTCGTTGGTGTTGAATCCGAGGACCCCGCCACCTTCAACCCAGTGCTCAATGTCTCTGCTGTAGCCGTTAGCAGCCTTGTAGTTCATCTCCAAAGCTGGAGCCTTGATACCAGTCTTAGCATCTGCGACCTGCGTCATTGGAACCATAGCGCCCTTGACGTCACCCAAACCACCCATAGTAGGATCGTTCAAGATCTTCCAATCGTGCTTGTGGAAAGTGTAACCTCCACGCTGGAATGACTTAAAGCCGAGCTTCACAGCCATGTCTTCGGAGTTGTTGAAAGCTCCAAACTGAGAAGCCAAACCTGAAGTAATGCTATTGCCTGCAATGCCTGCAGCCAACATGTCGTCAATAGCCAAAGACAAATCTCTGTTCAAGTACATAGCGTACTCGTTCACAGCACCTTCTTTGTCGAGCTCCAGGATGATAGCATCCAAATCAGCGAGTGTAGGCTGGCCTGCTACGTTGCCTGTGCCAGGGTTGGTGAAGCCATCAGCAGTGATGCCTCTGTTTGCAACAGCAGCGAAGTAGCCTTCAGACTTGTTAAATGCGCCGTCAGCCGTTTGAACAGTGATGCTAGAAGGAGATGTTGAAGATCCGTCTGACCACAACATCATAGCCTCACGCTGGTTCATGAAACGCTTACGAGCGTCCATCTCACCCTTAACGTACCATCTGTACTGGCCATTCACTTTCAACCAACCGATGTTGCTTGCTTGTGAGCCGTTGACGTGGAACGTGTCCTTGGTGATGATGTAGCTGTTTCGACGCTTCGTGAGTGAAGTCTGGTAGAACTTGTCTGGCTGACCAGTTCCCTGCGCATACATGTTACCGATAACAGCGAATTCAACACCATCGTACTCTCCAGCAGTGATAGCGCTTGAAGCGATAGCAGTAAATGTCAAGGTAGTTCCAGTGCCAACAGTTTGAACGATGAGTCTTTGACTTCCATTCAACAAGACGTCGTTTGGACGGATAACTTGATCTGCCGCAGTGATGTCATCTTGATCGATAGAGTTTGACGTATCAACTGTGAATGTGCCTGAAGCACCCGCCGCAACAGCGCCTGTTGGTGAGTCAATAGTTACAGTTCTGTGCAAACGACCTTCTTCATACCACTCGACCTCGTCAGAGGTACCTGCGTTTCTCACAGCTCCAGTGAGGTCCAAGAAACCTGTCAATCCTTGGTCTCCGAAAGTTTCGACGTAGAGTTCTCTTACGTCAGGCTTCGTTGGGTCGAGGAGCGATCCCAAAGAAGTGTAGTTTTGTGCTCCCAGGCCAAGTTCTCTTGGTCCTTGGGGGTCAGTATTAGGGTTGCTAGGTACAGCCATATTTTCTAATTGTTAGATAGTTATTGTTCAACGAAATGTGAGATTGTTACTACCAAGCGCTTGCCGAAGCTGTGCTGCGAGTGACGATTCTCCTGGTTGAGAGCTACCTTGATTCGGGCTTTTGGCACTGACGTTTGCTGCTTGGTTAACGATTCCTCGTTGACCATCTGACATGCCTTGCTTGTAGACTGACTGTACAATCGTTTCGATATTGTCAATCACTGTGCGGTGCATGTTCAACATGTCGTAATCCCAAGTCCCATCCTCGCTCACGTAAGGATCAAAGAACTCGTCAAGGCGAGTGTTCTTCTCGTTAAGCTGACTTTTATACTCGTTAGTCAAACCGAAGGTAAAAGAATTACCATTCCCCAGATCGAACTCAACGCCATCGAGGGCACCGAGATCTCTCTGCATGTTTGCGATCCATTGGTCATCAATCGGAGAAGCGTCGTCGACAGATTCCTGAGAAACAATCGGGGCTTTGTAGGTATCGCGCAAAGCGGATATTCTATCCCGTGCTTCCTTGGCATCCATCTTCAACTGCAACTGTGAAAGTTTCACCTCCTCTTCTGTATGCAGATTCGGATCGAGCTTGTACTTGCTAGAGAGAAGCGTATCTAGTTCGTCTTGATTAAGGTCCTGATAATCTCCGATCATCTGAAGTCTAACAGCAGTCATGTCATCCATTTCGGAAGCGTTCAGCTGTTGGTACTTGAACCAATCTTGAGGATCTCGGCCTGTCTCTTCGACGAACCGAGCGATCGCCTCTACACGCTCGTCAAGCGCTCTTTCTTGTTGCTGAGGAGCCAAGTCATCGAATGAGTTGAACTGTCTACCCAGCTTTTCGCTTAGGTATGAAAGCACTTCCGCATCGACATCAATAGGCTCCTGATAAGTTTGTTGTTGTTGTCCTGTATTGTCAAAGGTTTCTTCAGGAGCTGCCGTTGCTGGCTCCTGGTCTGTCTGCATCGCTGCATCCAGATCAATCACATCAGGTGGAGCTGGTTGAGCTGCCTCTGATTGCTGAATGTCTTCAGCTGTGACGTTCTGAACTTGCTCGTCAGACAAAAACTCCACTGAGGAAGTTTCGTTAACTTCTTGATTTTCCATGAATTAAATTTTGTGCAAATATATAACTAATTTACTTTCTGTACTTTGCGACCTTCTTGGCAATACGCTTGGGTTGTTTTACAAACTGCTTACCCTTCTTATTGCCTGCTGCTTTAGCCCTGTTGGTGGCTCGTTTCTCACTGGCACTCAGTGACTTCCAAGCCTTGTCTGGCAAGTATCTCTTCTTGCCTTTTGATGGCTTACCGTCTGATGTGCGCCACTTCTGCTTAGTCCACTTGCTTAGGCTGTTACTCTTTGACTTCTTGCCTTTGTAGCCTCCACCAGCCTTTTTGTATGCAGCTACAGCAAGCTGAGCTTTACGTGCTGACCACTGTCCTGCCCGCCCGCCCTTGTTGCCCGCTTTGATACGGGCAACGATTCTCTTCCATAGCCCTGGATTCTTTTTCTTGGCTGACTTAGCCATGAGATACCATCTTGAACTTGGCTTCTTTTACAGCGTTGGGGTGCGGCTTGTAGTCTCCTTTCATCAAGAAGTATCTACCGCGCTCTTCCATCCAGTGATATCCAGCGGGTGGTGGCACGCTCATAGTCTTCGTGCTTACTTTAAGCTTACCTCCCTTGTTGTACTTGACTGCGTTCATGTTACCACTTTACTTTATCCGCCCAGTACGCTGCGCTCATTTTGCCTTTCGCTATGTTCTTGGCGTGACGCGCTTTGAAGCTTGCACGTTTCTTGCGTCTAGCTGGGGTTGGGTTTGACTCTGTTACAGTGTCGGCTCCTTTCTCTCCGAATCGGATAAGCTTGATCTTATTGCCTTCCTTAGCCAGAACCATGTGAGACTTCTTTGGGTGCTTAGGTGTGGACTTAGGTTTGTTCACTCCCTTCAACCCATACTTCTTCAGCATGTTCTTGATTCTCTTGGAGATAGCGCTTGGACTGCTCATAACGCAAATATACAAAACAAAGAAAGGGGCTCGATGGCCCCTCTCTTTATAGACTCTATTGTCTTACTCCGCTGGCTCTGTGGTTACAGTGGCATCAGGGAATGCAGCCGTCATAGCTGAATCGACAATCTCATTGATGTCAGTCTCAGTGTACTCTGTATAAGACACAGTGCTACGGTGCTTAAACACCCCGTCGTTCTCGTTTGCTTCGATTACGATTACAGCATTGTTGTCAAGAACCTGACATGCAAGAACTTTAATCTTAGGATTCAAGAGAGAGAACTCTCCGAAATTTTGCTCGCCTGTGATGGCCCAGCGCTTAGTTGTAAATGTTTGTGGCATTAGATTGATTTTGATTAACGATGCGAATATACGAAAATAAATCGTTACGGAACCTTACTGTTTGGAATCCATCCAGCAGCATCCGATTTCCGATTAAGTCAGTTGGGTGGACGAAGAATAAATCAAGCTCCCAAGCGTGTATGGTATAAAATTATACGTCATATACGTAGCTATTGTTATCTGATGATACAAGCACACCTGAAGGGTATTCTCGATAAAGAAGCGCCTCTAGCTCAGGAGCTCTTTGAGGTGTAGCCTCGTATCTAACTTGAGTAATTGAAACGCCGTTCTGATCAAACTTCTCGTATAGGTCATCCTTTATGTCGGAGAACGTTGCAAACAATCTCGTAGCGTAGGTGCTGTCACCTATGGATATTGTATACCTCTGACTGGTATCCTTCAATCCGTCTACGTAGTACCTGCAGTGCAAGTAATATCCAGTCCCTCCTTCTACAGGCTTTACGATGTGAACCGCCTTAACCTTAAAACCGTTTGTGGGGTCATCAGCGAACTGAGACCTCACATCTTGACTGAGCGAGGCCGTAGCGCTGATATCCCAGACAGCTTTGTAGTTGTCTGAACCCAGCCTACCAACTTCTTTTTGAAGCGAATATGTGAACGGAGTTGTACTCATACGTCGTCTATATCTGTAAATGGAACCCAGTCTCCATCAGGATCTTCAAGGATATCCTTTATTTGAGAGGCATTGTATTGCGTGTAACCAGACACAGAATCTGGAGCGGCCCCCTGAAACTTCAGTATTACCCTGTCAGAGCCATACACAGAAGATCTTAGGCCGTCTAAGGACTGACCCATCGAGGCGTCAATCATAGCCTGAGTAACCTCATTTCTAGGTGCTATCACGTATATCATAAGGATGCAAATTCTACGTTGGTGTGAACCAAGTTGCCAGAAGTGCCAGTATTATTTGTCACAGGTGCCTCGGTCGTATCCTCAGCAGTGTTACCTACCTCGTAATGGATTTTAAGATCAGCACTACTTGCGTAGTTTCCAGAGTTAGTAGATGGGTCAAATCCACCCACGCCAGCATTGTATATCTCTGTGATTTCTGAAGATGTCAGCGCGTCAGACCAAACGATATAGTCGCTAAGCTTCATTTCTTCAAACGCTACAAATGTCGTATTGGCTGGACTGTAGTCTGATCCTAAGCCAGCATCCCTATTGTATACAAGGTTATTAGTCGCTGTAGAGGGATTTGTGGTAGACGTGTCACTTGCAGAAGACCCATTCACAAATATGGTAGCATCATAACCTGTACCTCCTGAAGCCTGCTTACACACTAAGCAAACGTGTATCCACTCGTCCATTGCAACTGACGGCGCTTGAACCTGCTTCCAAAACGCTGCGTTGTGGACTGAGTTTTTATCATCTATTGAAGCGTTATTTGCAAAAACCACAACATTCGCTGGGTTGTTTGTTGAAGTTCTTTTTATTCTCAAAAAGTCTCTGGTGGCTATCGGCCCGTTGACAAAACTAGATGCATATATGTTTTGCTCAGTAGTGTCAGTAACCCCGTCAAGATTAACCCAGATAGAAATAGTGGCTTTGTCGTAGGCAGACCTATAAAGTATGGTACTAAAAGTGTGTTGGTTTGTAATCAAAGTAGTTGCGTCAACACCATCGTAGACAACCGACTTAGTTGAAACAGAACCGCCGCCACCACCGCCACCTGCAGTAACGAGGCAGGAGATAACTCTTGCGACGTTGGCTTTAGCTACACCATTAACCTTAGAGATGCCGCTCCAAGTAACACCGTTTATTTTGCTTACACTCATACTTCAATGAAAGTGCTGTCTGGGTTAAAGTACACAATGCCATTAGCTGGGTCTGTAACGTAGCCCACAATTCTAACAATGTCACCTGGAGTAGATGGAGGGGTAGCTGTAAGTGTTCCCTTGTTGGACTGTGAGCCATCTGCTCCTCTCAAGTAAACTGGATCGCCGATGCTGGCGCCACTGAATGCCGCATTGGTAGACAGCTTCACGGCCCCCTTAAGCACCATGTCGGTACCGTTGGTGGTTCCTGTAGCTGAGGCTACAGCAAGCAATCCTTTTGAGTCAGCCTCTGCCTCAGCATCAGTTTCTGTGAATGAGCCTCCAGCAAGGTTATAAACCTTTCCAGCAACTACACTTACGTCAGTCCCTATCTTGGATATCGTCTCCGAATTACCACCGTAAGTGCCTACAGCAGATGTCGAAGTCGGTCTAACTTGAGGGATCTGGTCAGAATTTAGTTTAGGGGTAGAAAGTGTACCACCACTAAATCTGAAAGTAGCATCACTGTCAAGAACAAGGTTGTTACTGCTGTAAAAGGGGACTTCACCCAAGCCTCCAGTACCAGCTACCCGTGTTATGTTGAGGGCTGGTATTGTTGTCTGATCAACCCAATCTAGGTTACCCGACCCGTCTGTTTTGAGAACCTGGTTGGCATCACCGTCTGAATTAGGTAGTGTAAGAGTGACAGGCGAACTTAGCGAAGATGGCGCTTGAATAGTTATGTAGTCGTTTCCATTATTTGTAGCCTCCTTAAGGGATATAGCGCCAGACACAGCGTTGTTTGTAGCCTTGAACTTGATTCTTCCTGGATTAGCCTGGAAGCTTAGAGTGTCAGTGGCATCTCCGTAGTCTTCGATTCTTATGAAGGCTGGGGTAGTCGTAGAAGTCTCGAACGTCAAAAGGTTGGAGCTAGCCGTGGTGTAGGTTCTGCTTTGACCTGATGTTTGAGTCAGGTCAGCGGTGGCTAGGTTATCTCCTGTTCCAGTACCTCCAGCAGCGAATGACAGATTACCTGACCCGTCCGTTTGAAGGACATGACCTGACTGCCCGTCAGTAGACGGAAGCACGAAGGTAAGATCATTAGATAGCGTAGAAGGAGCGGCAATAGTTACAGTGTTGCTGTTATCATTATCAGCAATACTGATTGCGCCAGCGGTAATACTGCTTGAGCTTCTGACCTCAAAAGAACCTGTGTGTGTTGTATTTCCTACTTGAGAGAAGTTTCCAGTGAGAGCTAAATCACCAGTGATCCCAAGGCTACCTACCATACTCCATGCTCCAGCAGCGTCGTTCCAACCTAGTCTAGTAAGACCTCCATCTTTAATTGAAAAATCGTAGTTGTCTAATTGAAGTACCCTATCATTATCTAGAGTAAGGTCGGTGTTCGCAATGTTGGTGTCTGCAGAAACAGATGTAGCGAAAGTCAAGTTGCCGCTACCGTCTGTCGTGAGCACTTGACCTGGCGTACCGTCGGTAGCTGGAAGGACAAACTCTACATCAGAGGTCATGGCTGAAGCAGCCTTCAGGCCTACGTAGTTGGCTCCCTCCCAGAACCTGAGAACCCCGTCATTACCTAGTCTGGCAACCTCAACGGCAGATCCAGAAGAGTAGTCGTTAACCCTCAAGTCTCCAGCAACACTGACCACGCCTCTCACACTGGCTACTGAAGAAATCGAGTTACTCCAATTAAGAACCTTTCCGTCATTGTTTGTAGTACCGCTGTGCTGAAGGAACTTGAGGTCTCCTGAAGAATTTATTTTAATAGCCTCTTTTTCGACTACTGTGTAAGCGGATGTGGCGTCGTCCCGAATGGTCAATGCTCCGTTCTGCGTACCAAACACAAACTTATTGGTGTTTCCGCTTTTCTGAAGTGTTACTGTGTTTCCTGTATTACTCGCACCCATCTCCCCAGCTACACCGAAGTTTACTTTACCAGCGTTTGCTGCGTTCAGAACTAGGTTGCCGTCGTCAATGTATATATTGTTTCCTGAGCCACTCACATGGAGGGCCTGAGTAGGAGATGTAGTGCCGATACCAACTCTTCCGTTAGCAATGTCTATATAAGCTGTGTCTGTAGCTTGAGCAGCACCGTTTGCGTTACCCGCCCAGATGTTTCCTGTGGCGATGTTAGGAACGTCATTAGTACGGCCAATGCACGACACCTTGAGGCCTTGACAAGTTGTTCCGTTCGTCTTTAGGACTATACCAACGTTTTGAATGAGGTTAGAGCCAGTTGGTTTGTCTTTTGTCAGCCCTCCGCCGCTGGCAACATACAACACGTCGTTATTTGCAAGCCCTGTAAAGCCACTGATGTTGGTGTTGTAAGTTCCAACCATAATGGCAAGACCATCTTGATCTGCGCCCGTAGTCGTAAGTTCTGTTGTAGCGATACCTATGGCAGGCATCTTTGTTGGATCGCTTGCGTCTGCGATACCTACTAGAATTCTCTCACTTCCTCCAATCTCACCCTTAGAGTAGATAGGAGTTCCTGCGGGTATAGTCGCCCCTTCGTCATTACGAACTGGGAAGTGAATTTTTTCTGGGTCTTCTTTAACATCTTTAGATACGTAAACCTTCCCATCTGTAGCGCTCACGTTGGCTACAATAGCAATCTCTTGAATAACGTTAGGGCTCTCGGGCCTTTCGCTTACAAAGTTTCCGTTATTTCCAACATATACAACATCGCCGACACTGAATCCAGCAGTGTTCACTGCATCAAGCAGCCCAGAGAAAACAGCCTGACCAGTAGCTCCAGCTGCGATATCTTCGTTGAGAACGAAAACAGCAGGCATCTTAGTCTCATCAGTATTGTTAGCTACATCAACAGTAGTGTTGCCGTCAACATCTTCACCAGTGATGTACACTACAGTACCTTTGTTGAGCGTGTTTGCAGTGTCGTTCTTTACCGTCTCTACAACAAGATTAACATCTAGCTCTCCCTCAAGTGCTGGGTTCTCTTGAAGAGAGATTTCTTCTGTGTTCGCATCATACGTAAGAATGTATCTGTCAAGCGCAGGGGCTAGAGTTTGGTTTGTATCGAACTCGTAGTTACCGAGCAAGACGTGACCTGTGCCATCTGGGATGATGGTGATGTCTTCGTTGTTTGAGCTGACGATGTCATCTCTAACCTCTAAGTCCCCATTGATCTTAACGAACTCGTTGTCGAACTCCCCGTAGATAAGATCGGTTGCGTTAGGCACGCCGAGTGACTGGCCACTGATACGGAGTCTGTGGTTGTCGTACAAAGTAGAGCTCCCTGCTCCATACCCGATGAATACGTTGCCAGAACCCGTTTCAAGCTGGTGCCCAGCTCTGTAACCAAGAAGGACGTTGTAGTTGTACGTAGATCCTGGCTGCTGAGTGGAGCCTGTTCCAGCTTCATAACCGATGACAGTATTCCCCTCACCGTTGTTGTATCTACCAGTGTCATACCCAACAAACACGCCTCTTTCGTGGGCTCTAGAAAGACGTCCGATTGCTACAGAACCAACGCTTTCAGAACGCGACGACGTCCCGATTGCAACAGTAGAGATTGCATTAGCGCTTGCGACTGCCCCTAAAGCTATTGAGCCAACCCCAGCCGCTGATGCGAGCACTCCAACAGCAGTCGCACTAACAGCACCAGAAGTCTGATAACCTATCAGCGTATTCTCATTCTGAGTAGTCAAGTCATTACCAGCTTGATAACCAAGCACAGTGTTGTAACTACCAGTGGTTAAATCATGCAAGGCTTCATAACCGATAGCAGTATTGCTTGCGCCTGTAGTGAGAACTTTAAGAGCCTCGTAACCGACTGCTACAGTATTCTCGAATGTAGATTGGTTAAATGTGCCGTTTAGAGCGTTGAATCCGACAGCCACGTTATTCCCCCCAGAAGTCTGATAGCCAGACTGAGCTCCTACATAGGTTGAGTAAGACGCCGTAGTAGATAGAAAACCAGCGTACGCACCCAAGGACACATTGAATTCACCACTAGTTAAGGATTGCATAGCGGATTGGCCCATTGCGGTGTTATATGAGCCGTCTGTAAGGCTCAGCATAGTCTGAGCCCCCACGGATATATTGTAGGAACCAGTCGAACCAGAACCCCCTCGCATTGCTCTTTGACCTATCGCAATGTTTTTGTTTCCCGTTGCATTTTGAGCCGCTTCTTTGCCGATAGCAACTGCAAAGCTCGAGCTTGTAGAATTTTGAAACACCCTTTCGCCAATACCTACAGCACCATTAAATAACGAGTTGGGCAGCTCTGTTCCAATAAGGATATACTTCTGGTTAACACCGCCCGCACTAAGATTTATTCTCCCATCTACATGCAGCGCTTCTTGCGGAGATGTAGTTTCAATCCCGACTCTGCTGTTTGCGACGTCTACGTAGATCGTATCTGTCGTTGAAGTCAAGTTGCTTGAATCACCGACGTACACATGTCCTTGCGGCAAGTGATCCAACCCAGTGATGTCAGCGAAAGTGAACGGCGCAGAAGACGCCTCCCACTGAGTTCCAGAGTATCTAAGGAAATCATTTGCAGAAGGAGACATGCTAGAGTCAACATCGATAAGAGTGCTGAGCTGGTGTGTGTATTGAGTAGCCACACCGTTAGCGTTACCCACCCAGATCTGATTCTGAGCCAACCCTTCGAAAGTGTTGTTGCTCCCATCTACGTAAACTGAGATGATCCCTTCGGTAGAATCTACCTTAGAAACAACCCCGACAGAGTAAGAAGCATCCGTTCCGCTAGGAGCGGTAGCGGTAATCCCTCCGCCTGTTGCGACATACAGTCTGTCACCGACAGAGAAAGTCGCAGTGTTAGCGTCAATCAGAGCACCGACGAGGATAACATCTACGTCATCTTCTGGATCAGTAACATCTCCAGCAACCAACCCAACGGGAGGGAGCGTAGCTGCATCAGCAGCGTCACAAGCAGCGATCTGTCCGCTTGAGTTGATGTAGACAGGATCTCCTTTAGAGAGCGTTCCTGTGAACGTCAGATCAGTTCTGTCAAGCATCAAAACCTCTACGTCACCCCACTCGGTGGCATAGTCAGCGCTTGAACTTTTCTTTAATACTTGTGGCTTTATCCCGCCTGAAGGAACCCCAATTCCTGGCAGTCCATAACTAACTTTGACTACTGGGGTGGAGTTTACAATTACCGTTGGACTACTCATACTGCAAATATACTAAAGGAGAATCAGGAGATGTTGACGTCGTCATTCACCCTAAACGTTCCGTAAAGTAGAGTTGCTTCGTAAGGGGCGCCTCCTACAGCAGGGAAGACGTCAGCGTTGGTGTCTGTAACCTGTAGGTCGTAAACGTAAAGACCTGGCTCGATGCCGAGGGTAACCGTAGAAGTGGCCTCGATAGTAAGCTTAGAGTTAGAAGCCTCCCCGTTAGTAATGTCGTAGGTAAACGTAGCACTCAACGGAGACGCCTCTGAATCTTCTGCGACCTTCAGGATGTAAGTAGCTGAGGTGTCAAGTGGCATTGGCGTCTGAAAATCAACTACCAACTTAAACGAGTCCCCTCTCTTACACACAATGTCTAGGCGGGGCGCTATATCTAGGTTTACTTTAGCCATTATCTTTTTTATGATTGTTTTTAGTGCGTCAAGCGCCCTGCTCAATAATGTTTTTAACGATATCATCTACGTTTTGAGGCCCACCGACTTGAGTCTCAGGACCCTCTGTGAGCTCTGATCTCTCTCCTTTTCTCTGAGAGATAAGCTTGCTTTGCTCCACTGCTTGCTTCTCGACGCGCTCGTCCTTTCGATCCTCTTTGAGAACTTCGAGCTTCTCTTTGAACTCTTGCTCTTCTGTTCTAAATCCGAGAGTTGCTTGAGCTCTGATAAGTTCGATCTCCTTACGGAACTGGTGCTTAACCTGCTCCATCTGCATGTCGAGCTGAGCTTTCATTTGCAGTTCTTGCGCCTTAAGCTGAGCCTCCATCTGAAGCTCTTGCTGACGCGCCTGAGAAGCTGCCTGAGCTGACTGCTGCTGGATCTGAGCTTGCTGCTGAGAGTTCTGCATAGCCATTTGCTGGGCTCTAGCCATACGCTTCGCTCTGCGAACAATGAGAAGCCTCTCGGCTTGATTCACGTCTTTAAGCTGTCGTATAGCAATGGCATCTTCGATGTCGAGTTCTTTCTGAGCAAGGGCTACCTGGATGTTCTGCTCAAGGTACTGACGCTCAGCATCCTCCATCTCTTTAACGATACGCACACCGAAGTTGTACATAGGCAGGTCATCAAATGAAGAGAGCACCTCCATGTTAGCCTCACCTACAGCGTTAGCGTATGCCTCGTAAATGACGCTACCCACTGGAAGGATCTGCAGACACTTGACGATGTCAGAGCACACCTTCTTAAAGAGCACAATGGATGCGTGCGTCATGTCGTAGATAGCATTGTTACCAGCTGCGATTGCTTGCTGCTGAACACCCACGAGAGTATCCCCCTTAGGCGTAGAAGCATCCATCATCTCATTGATACCTGTGGTGTCTCTGATGAGGCGCAGGTAGTGGTTGTACAACCCAATGAATTCATTGATGTTACGAACAGCATTCCCGATCTCTCTGATCGGTGGGTTTTGGAATCCACCTTCTGGGTTCTTGCTTCTGTAGTAAAATACACCCGTTTGTTCGTAGATGTCATGGAGCTCCAATGGCTGCAACTCTCCACCCTTTCCGAGCTGGACATTCTCCAGACCTTCGATGTCAATGATGATGCCATCTGGCTTAGCCTTAGCGATAGCCTGCTGGATCTTAAGGTGCGTAAGCTGGAGCTGGTCAGCAAACCCGATGCAGCTATTCACCATAGACTTAGGCATCATGTTGTCCATGTTCGTTGCGACAACAGAGTAAGAGAGGTTTGCCTTTGAAAGGTCGTAGAGGTTCTTAGGGATGTTGGTCTTCATGCCGTAGCTGAAGAGCTTATCGCATCCAAGCACGTAGTAACCTCCGTAGACAGTCTCGTTCTCAAGGCACTTGACCTCACGTCTGTAAACAGAATTCTCTGGGGCCTTATAGCCTTCTTCTTTGGCATAGAAGCCTACGTTACCGTACCTGCTCTCTTTCTCTTCGAAGTACATCTTGTCAACGGACAAGAACTCGAACTCAAGAACGTCAACCATAAACTCGTCATACCCGTAGTGACTACGATTCGTTTCGGGATCGTAGGTAGACTGAGACATTCTATGAGACTTATTCTGGCTCTTTGACTTTACTGTGTCGGCAATCTTCTTATAGTCCTCCTCGGTCAACTGATCCCCAGCCAATCTCTTAAGCTCATGGATAGGCATCCGCTTGATGTGACCTGCGTAGATCATATCCCCGAACGAAGGGTCTTTCACTTCATTGTGCACGAAGTCGATAGGGTCAACGTACTCAGTGACAATGCCGTAGTTGGGATCGTTGCTTCTTTTGACAACAGCCATGCCGAGATCTACGATATCCTTTACGGATCTCCTGTAGATAGAATCGTGGAAGTCATTCCACTGAAGCGTCATGTTGGTTGCGATCTGAGCAGCGATCTCAGAAGAGGACTTGATATTGTTCCCCATAAAGATCTCCGCCTCCTCAAGAGTATCTGGCAGGGATTCGACATTAGCTACGTCTACACCAGTCTTGTCCTTGATGTCTTTGAGATCCTTCTTGGCTTCGATGAGAGCCTCCATCTTCTTGCGCTCTCTATCCTTTTCAGAAGAAGAGAGAGGATCGACGGCCTCTAGGTTTGGGTACGGTTCTCTAGAGAGAATCTTGTTCACTACAATTCTAGCGAACTTCGGGAGTATAGGTACTGGAGTAAAATCCAGGTTAAGGAAGCTGCCATCCCCGTTGTTGGGGTCCATGCTAGTCAGGAGCTGACGATAGATAGCGGTGTCTTGAGTTCCGTTAGCGTAAGCTCGGTTCTTAAGGAAGGTATCCCTTCTGCGCCTCATCAGGGTGTTCTCCCTATCGAGAGTTCCCCACTGATTCTCAATAGCCTTCGCATACTGAAGGCCATAGGAGTTGCTTTCTTTGACCTCTCTTGTTTCAAGAGGACTGGGAAATCCTTTTTTAGTTGGTTTATTGTCCCCGTACATTAGCGCAAATATACTAAAATTACGAGTGCCAGTGTTTTATCTTATGCTGCCTAAAGAATTTCTTCTCGTTGAAGTTAGACTTGGGTTTCTCCGCTTTGACTTTTTGTGATCCAAGAAGAGCCAGTCCCGAGCTAATGGTCAAGTCAAACTTGGTTCTGTTTGAGATCTTATAGCCTATCCAATCCTCAAGAGTTCTGTTAAGATACATCTTACCCATCTCCCCTGTCTCTGAGTTCTCTCCTACGTGATCGTGGATATAAGTCTCAATGGCTTGCGCGTGAGATTGAATTACGTCTTGCGAGTTCGAAGGGATGCCTTTCGTCTTGACATTCGCCTTAGAACTAGAAGAGGCTAAGTGGGCTGGCCTATCCATTAAGTAGCCATCGTAACCTCTTGACTCAAAGTATCTTACGATGCCGTACTTATTGTTTTCCACGAGGAGTGGATAGCCGTAGTAGAAGGCACACATAAGGACGTCTTCGTAGAAAATGCTGGCGAGGTCAGGTCGGGAAGCATACTCAACAACGAACATGTTTGCGGGGGCGTGCATGTTGAACTTGTTGTACATATGTAAAGCTCCTTTGGACCCCCTTCCGTCAACAGTTTGATCGAGGTCATAAGAGTCAACACCGCCACAACCAATGTGGCTATTCCCAGGTTTTTTCTTTCCGCGTTCATCGATGAATTTGTTTCTGTCTGCAGCGGCAGGCTGCCAAGCTACGTGGAACCTACCGTTAGGATCAGGAGAGAATATAACCTCTTTGTCCTTCTCCTTCCACATGAAGTTACCCCTGACCACAGGGTTTGGATACAGGTCGTTGTTGTGATCTATCTGCTGGTAGATCTTGCCCACATTGAACAGGCTCCCCTCGATGCTATCCCTGAAAGCCTCTTCCTCTGTAAAGGGGAACTGCCTGACAACTTCGTTCAGTTCAGAGGCGTCATCCTTGAGGCTGTCTCTCTCATTCTTCAGGTACGTCTTCGCCCCAGTTTCGATGAGCTCACCGTCGATACCTTCAACGGGATTGTCAGGGTCTTCGGTAACGGGATTACCATAGCGATCAAAGAAACCTTCGAGGGCATCGTAAGCTGGTATAAAGATGCGATAGAGTCCGCTTTTAGTCCTACCATTTGCATTGCGTTCATTCGGATTAGAGTCTTCCCAAAGGACTTTGTACTCGTTTCCGCCCTTGTCCATTGGGTTTACCGTACTCCCTACAAGAGCCTTGCCAACCACCTTTTTACCGACAATAAGGCAGGTTCTTTCAATTCGCCATGCCTCTCGTATGTCAACTGGCTTCTCCCATTTACCCGCCTCATCCAGGTATAGCATGTGTAGCTTCTCCCCGTCGTATGCGTTATTCGTGGTATTCTTCCAGTTGATGATCGTGTTCAGAGCGTCACCTTTGTATGACGTCTTGTTATTCTTCGTAATTCGCTTGGATGGTTCGCGGAAAGCCAACTCCATGCGCGGGTTAGTTGTACCATCTTGGATGGGTTTGAAAAAGAACGGGTATGACTTGAAGATCGGAACGACCTTCTTCATGAAAATGTTCTCTTGAGAATCCTTACCAGTCTTCGACTGAATCCCAAGAAGCTTGTCTTTAACCTGCGTAGCTTCGTCAACAAGAACAGAAGAACAGATATTAGTATACCCAGAACGGCGACACTTAGTATAAAGCTGACCGACACAACGGGGATCAGCTTCGCACGCAGCCATGTGGATAAAGATTTCACGTTGGAACGCAAGATAATACGGGGCGCCGATATCGATGTTGGACCATTGTAAGAGCATGTAGTGCCTTCCCGTAATATACGTAGGGACGCCATGATTGTAAAACCAAACACCGTTGCGCCTGCGCTCAAACTCCTTCTCGATGTAACCAGAAAACTTCTTTCTAAACTCGGGAGGGTTCTCGAACCACTCATCCATACTTCTAACCATTTGCAGCTCTTTGGGCATAGGAATGCGTCGCCACATCTGCATAGCCTTTGGCTGGTCATGGAAGAGTATTTCAGATCGCTTTGGTTTTTTCGGGAGGACAACAAGAAGCCCATGGAGTTCAATAGCCTCACCTTCCGAACCGTTAGGGTCGATCTTAATCCCTTTATCTTCGTATCCATCTATGTCTACGAGAACAGACATCAGTAGCTTCTGCCGAGACTATCCATTCGACCAAGCTTAGGTGCCCCTGTCTTTGGGTTCTTAAGCTCCATGTACTTTCCGCACGGACACTTGATGTCGTGGTAAGCGCCGTCTTCACCAAACCTGATGGTGACTCCGCTCTTGTTTTCTTCGTGTGCTTCTTCGCACTTGCAAATGTATTCTGCCATGGTTGTAAATTTAGTACCCCCGACAGGATTCGAACCTGTGACCGTTTGCTTAGAAGGCAAATGCTCTATCCAACTGAGCTACGAGGGCATGGTCGGCGAGGCGGGGCTTGAACCCGCATGTGACCGATTACTCTTTCTACAAGGTATAAGCTTGAGGAGATACTCGCCGATTACTCATCATCCATTGAGTCGTATTCGCTGATATCTACTTTGTAGGCTTCGTCCATTCCGTGTAGATCGATAAGCGTGTGGCATGCTTTGGTTGCTTCTATGTAGTATTCTTTTACTGTTTGATCTGGTTTCTTGTTTCTGAGCTTCTCTATCCTACATATATCAGGCCTGTCTTCGTGTATGGAGCACAGGTTCCCGACGAGGTGTGCGCAGCTACCGTCAGCTTTGGATGGCAGACCGTGGACCTCTGGGTCCATCATGCCTACTGACCTGCAACACGCTGAGCACTGAGAACAGATGAACTTCATCAGCTTTCGTACTCACCATTCCACATGTCTTCCCAAAACTTATATCTCTTTACGTCGTCTTCGGTGATCGTCATGTTCTTCCACCAGTACTGTTTACTTTGAGAATCTTTCTGCGAATCCTCCTGAGTAGTCTTTGTCTTCTTCGATTTGGCCATTGTCTCTTAATTGTTTTACCATCTGCTCTAGCTTCTGTCGCTCAATGATGAGCTCCTTGCAATCTATTGCGGTTTGTTTAATTGATTGTAGTTCTGCTTTTCTAGCTGATCCACCAGCTTCTGGATCTACAGGCTTCTTGATCTCATCGATCATGTTATCGATAGCCACCTGCATGCTGTTCATCAGGCGCTCGGCTGCGTTTACCGTCTCAAACTTCTGCGTAGTCGAGGTAGTCTTGGGGGATGCGGATGTATTCTTTGCCATCGATTTTGAATCTGTAGTCAATGCCTTTCTTGAATCCGACAACGTCGCCAACCTTCAGGCCTAGTTCTTGCATGCCAGGGCTATCAAAAGCAACACGAGCTGTCTTGGTGGGTGCTTCTTTAAGCTTCACGAGTACGATCTCGTCCTTACCCTTCTCCTCTTCCTCTGGCTTATCTAAGTCTTCGAGGATTGCCCATCCGCCAAGAGGGATTACTTCGTCGGTATCTTTCTTCTTGCACGCAATCGCTTGGTTGGCCACGGTGCTTTCGTCGTTCCAGCGGATGAGATAATGGTTCTCATGACCAGTGAGCGGCTGCCCACCATTGATCACGACGTGATGGTGGAAGTACAGCGTGTCGCCCTCTTCGACTCCAGTGTCGTATTTGAAGGGGGTGGAGACCACAGGGCCTTCGTTCACCCTGTTCTCGAACTCCTTGAACCGATTGTCGACGTACAGTTCCAGGCCACCCTTGGTGGTGACTGTGTCATTAATCGGCTTGTCGATTTCTACGACAAACAGATCAAATGTTCGCATAGTTAAAAGTTTAAGTCGTATTCAATTATAGTAGGCATCTGGTTTATGCTCTTCCAGAGAAACGTCTCGTTCTCTTTCTCTACATACACCAAGTACCTAGTTGTTCCAAATTTATGAAGAAATTCTGTATCTAGAGCGATAGCAGACACTTTTCCATCACCAGCTCTCATGCCGATGTAGTAGGCCATTCCATTCTTGGGATCGTGGCCTATGACGATCTTTCTTACGTATCCTTCTTGCATTAGTTTAGAGATATGCCGAGGTCTCCCAGCATGTCTCTAAGGTCGTTGTCTGTGTTGTCTTCATAGGTCTCCCTCATGAGATCGACTACGATGTCGAGCTCGTCTTTAGAGTCTAGGTTGTAACTAAACAGCGACTTCATCTCTACTGATTCGTCTTCGGCGGATTCAATTTCATCCATGAGTCCTACGACGATAGCTGACATGATTCTATTCTCGTACCCTCTCTCTTTAACCAAGTTCTCGATTTCGAGTATCTTAGTGTAAAGCTCTGACAGGAATTCAACATCTTCGTAGTTCATAGCTTATTTTTGTCTAAGATACAAATTATTTCATGCCCAAAACGAAAGTTCGAAAGAAGAGATTGTTCAGGGAGGTGTCGTTCCTCGACGACAGGTACATCAACAACAACTACTTAAAGCATCTCAGGTCCACCCGCACTATGTTCTGCGAGGACAACGGCATATCTTTCAGCCACCTTGAGTTCCTGCTGTGGGCGTATGACAAAGAGTTCTGGACCATTAACTACGCAGCAGACGAGTACGGGTTCAATAAGAAGAACTTCGGCAACCGCATTCTGTTCCCCTTGCAACGGGCTGAGCTCGTATACAAGCACTTCGATAAGCTGACCCCCTCTAGCACAAGAGAGGATCACTTGTTTCGTGATGAGACCAAGATGAACTATAGAGTACGCTATGCTATAACGCAAAAAGCCCGCATGTTGGTGCAGGCCTTTTACAGAAGACTAGAGTCTTAAGTGAACATCACTTTGTAGACGACCTGGCCTTTATCATCCCGAACAGCTTTGAGAACACGACCACGATTATCGCCATCATGGACGTAGCTAACGTGAACCCAATCAGGATTGTCTTCGTCACCAAACTCCCAAATGAGCTGATCAAATTCGATGCAGTTGAGTATATAGCGGAAGATGTCACCGTTTGTCGTACCTCCGAAAACGTCTGCGTCCAGGTCGAGTGCTCTTCCTTGAATATGCTGGCTACGGCTTGAGCCGCCGATCGCAGTGTTGAGCTCAAGCGAACGATACCCGCTCGACACGTATATAGGAACTCCGAGACCTTCCCTAAGAGGTTGAAATACGTATCGCGCAAGCTGTCTAAGATTCTCTGTTTCCCATTCATCTGGTGTGTTGTTTATGCCGAGCCTCGATGCGGTGATGCTTTTGGTACACTCTCTAAGCGTCAGGTTTTCAGATAGTTGCATTTTTTTTGAAATTTTCTTGCCGAAATGTTTGGAGGTAATTGTTTTTCCTCCTTACAATGAGATCAGCAACGAACAAATTTACAAAATTCAAATCAACAATCATGCGTAATTACATTGCAACTTTCGCTTTCCTCTTGTCTTGCATCACTTGCGTCGCTCAAGGCGACGTGACACTGTTCACTTACATCTACGACGACGTTTCGATCATGCCTATGGAGGGGGCACACGTAACTCTGCAGTCCTCTTTCGGGGTGACTCGGGTTGAATCAGCAGACATGGACGGAACGTGTCGCTTCGACGACATCATTTCAGGCCAGCAATACACAGCCATTGTGTCGATGGACGGATTCTCTGGTCAGAGCTTTTCTTTCGTAGCGCCCCAGGACGACGAAGACATCGTTATGGGTGTGGAGTTCTTCTTGACAAGGGAGGAGGATTAAGATCCTCTCCCTATTCTTCTGTGCTGACCTGGGGTGAACAAAGGCCTCATTTTGTTTGGAGCGTTACTACCCCTTGAGTACCTTGTTACACTTCTAGGTTCGGGCTTAGGAAAGTTAAACTCTGGCCAGTTGAGGTTAATCTTTCGATTTCTGTTGCGAGGAGGCCTTCCCTTTCTGAAGTCGTCGTCATCGCCCTCAGGATCCTCTCCTCTTATGAACTTGGGTCTGGTTGTGATTTTTGAGCTGGAACCTCTCTGATCGCCTTGACGACCGTAGTATACGGAAAGAACCTGTCCAAGGTCGGCCTCGCTGATATCTCCTTCCTCCATCATGTCGTATATCTCAGCAGGAAGCGTAATGACGTTAGGGTTCATAATTCCCTTCTCCTCGTCGTAGCCTCCTAGCTCAACGCCTTCCAGCGTAAATCTCTCTCCGTCAACCTCGAAGTTCATAGGTTGAGCAAGTCTTGGGTCATCAAGAGATCTTCCGATTCCCCGACCTTCAATGGCCGCCACTCTTTCTTCTCTTCTGTCATCAGCCCCGCGAACAGCAACGAAGTCCTCAGCGATGTCTTCTGGGTAGACCTCTGGTGTCTCGATCGCTTCAAGCGTTCTGAGAAGGTCCCCAACCTTTCTCATCTTCTTACCTTCTGGAGTCCTAAGCTCGCCTCCATTTCCTGAAGTTCCATTCTTATCTTTCTCTGTTTGCAAGAGATCTGAATCTTCTGCATAGATCATCCCTCCAGTACGGTACTTCTTGACCATAGCTCCGTACTCAGCCTGAGGCACTTCGATATTCTGATTTGCATTACGACGCTGTCGCAAATGCTCTCCGAGCATACCCATCAGACCAGCGCCAGACATTTTTGAGAAGAGTCCAGCTCCTTTATTGCCGATCGCTTTATTCAGAAGCATGCCTCCGCCCAGACCGATAGCCTTGGCCATTCCAGGTCTCTTTTCAGCGAATCCCTTCGCTTTATCTACGAGACCGCCCAGGAACATATTGTCGTAATTTTTTTGTGCTCTCATGATGCAAATATAAGCGTTTAGGATTTCTTAGTCTTCGTCTTGGTGAATGCCATCTTATCCTTACCGCCTGCTACAAGACCAAGCTCTTGCAGAACCTTAGTCATTCCAGGGAGGTTCATCTTAGGGTCCTTTGGGGTAATGGTCATGGTAAAAGCCTTCGGAGTTTCTTTCTCCTGCTTCAGCTTCTTTTTGGTTTTGATGTATTTAGGATCACCATTCACGATCGCGCCAGTTGAGGCTTTCTTTACTGCTTTCATGCTACAAATATAAGAAGATAGTTCTTGTGCCTATTCAGCAATAAAGTAACAGCTTGAAATGTTCTTACATTTCCTAAGACTGCTTAGAAGCTTTTCCCTTATTTACTTAAGAAGCTTCTCTTTCTCGTTTGCTTCGAGGCGAAGTTACAGCAGATTTCTGACTTATGAATCAGCTAGAGCATTAGGTTAAGTAAATAGGTCTAACTTATTGTCATAGAACAGCTTAGATACTTCTAAGTGAAGCGAGTGTGAGCCGATCGAGGGCGAACCCGCTTTGAAATTTGAGGGTGTTATACGGATCTGGGGGATTATACGTACCTATAGGCGTTACGCACGCACACCCGAAACGCATTACGCAACCCCGTGGGTACGATACACGTCGCATTTTGCGCATACATTCCAGCTTTTCGTAACTGACTGGTGCTGAGCAGGTTACGTGGTGTCAGGTGAAGTAGCGGTACAGCTGAGAGTTACACCGATGTTTCCTCTTTGAGGACAATCCCCATACCCCCTTACGGCCTAACCCGAAACCCCTCCGCCATGACGCCACACTGCAACGCATCACACCGCATCACGGCACACTGCACAGCGCAGTGCCTTACGCGCACACACAAATTCTTCGCGCCTGTTTTACCGAAGGTAAAATCGCGCATGGAATTAGTCCCTCAAAAATTTGGAAGTAAGAAACCCATCGCCTTACCTTTGGACCATCGGTTCGAAAGTCGAGCCGAGTCAAACTTCAAATCTTCATCTACGATGAACAATCAAACCAACCGAGTAGAACTGCTGAAAGCAGTTAAGTCAGCAGTGAACGCTGCATCTTTCTCAACGACCGAAGGTCGAGTCAAGGAGGCGAAAGCCGCCGTTCGTGACCTGATGGCGTACTTGGACTCTTTGGAGTCCACCAAGAAGAACGCTTCGAAGAAGCGTAAGCG